CGCAATCATTTTTTTTGTGACACTTCCCGCTACTCATTGTGACAATATCTTGACGTTTGTGACAAAATGACATAGTTTAGAATCATGAGTAGGCGTCGGGATAATGACCCGGTATGGAAAGACATCAAGACGGCGTTGGAATCGGGCATAATGAACGCTTCTGAAGCTGCCAAGCGTTTTGGGAAGAAAAGAACGGCTATCATTATGCGCGGCCAGCGTGACGGCTGGAGTATTCCAGGAAAGAAGATCACGCCAGAGGCCGCGAAGAAACTCGCCAGCAAGGAAGCCAGAAAAAACACCAAGCAATCGGTTGAAATCATCGTTCCCGTCAAGGGGGATGAAGTAGACGTGGACACATTGGACGCGCAACAAAAGGCCAAAGTCCAGGTAGTTTGGAAAAGGATTGACGACGCATGGGAAGTTTTGGGGCTTCGGGATGAGGAGGGCGTGCCGATTGTCACACCACGTGAATTTATCATCGGGACGTGTGAGCTGTCGAAAGCAACGCTTCAGCTAGTGGGGGCACAGCGCCAAATGTACGCGGACGAGTTCATGGCAAAAACTCAGGCGGCATTGGTTGACCTGCAAGATGAGAAGAAAAAGGCACTTCATCACATGATCGTCAAAAAGTTGGAACTTCGGAACGATTCATGAGCGCGTTGCTTTCCGAGTTTTATCACCCACTCGATTTGGGTTGGGTGAAAAAGACCTACATCGAGTTGGGTCATGACCACCACGACGACGCGGACGAGTTTCTTGCTGATTGCTGCCGGTGTGATCCGTTGGTGCTGGCAATGATCATTTGGCCGAGACTCAAGGCAACTTGGTTTCAGAAGTCGTGGATGGACCGGGCAATTCGGAATCAGATCAGTTTGATCCTTGGGCCGCGGGACCACGGAAAAAGCCAGTGGACCTCTCGCCTGATTCCCCCGTGGGGGCTCATCAATAACCGTGACTTGCGCTTTGTCGGCTTGAGCGGGACGAAAAACAAGGCGAAACACTGGGCGATCAACACCAGGCGCATACTCGAAATGGATGTCATTACGCATCTATTTGGGGATTTCAAGGGTGAAGATTGGCTTAAAATGGAATTCGCCGTTTCTGGAAGATCCGATGACGTGTTTGACCCGTCTATGGTTGCGTTTGGCCCTGATGCTGGCTTGACGTCTTTTCACCCAGACGTGGCCATAGGCGATGATGTGGTGGACATCCAACACTATCGGTTCGTCGAAAAACGAGAGCGCCTGCTTGAATTCATCGCGATGACGTTTGAACCCGCTATGGAGCCATGGACCCAACGGATTTGGGTTGGAACTCGGTACAGTCCAGAAGATTACTACGCCAACTTAATCGCTTCGGGTGTTGAGATCAACGAGGGAACAAACCGATGCTTTGTGGATGATCCTGAGACTGACATAGACGAGATGAGAAAACCGCTTTGGCCTGAAAAGTTTTCAGTCGAGACGCTTCAAAAAATGTATCTCGACATGGGGAATTCAGCTTTTCGTCTCCAGATGTTCAATGATGCGGAAGTCATGACTGGCCGGATTTGGTCTGATGATATGTTTCTTCGGTCAACGGATCATTATGATGGTTCAGTGGTTCTCGGAGTTGACACGGCATTTCGAGAGAAAAGCGTTAATGATGAGTCTGCCATATGTGCGGTAAGGCATTGCCGAAACACCGGACAAATGGTCATTGAGAACTGCATCTCTGGTAGGTGGGGCGGCGTTGCACTCGCTGACAATATCGAGAGCGAGTACAGAAGGCATGGGGCCAAGTGGATTGTCCTGGAAGACCCGTTCAAGAATAACAAGTCGAAGCGCGATATATTTTTTCTTCGTGACCTCCTCAAACATCGAATGCTCCCGGTTACAACGTGGCGGCCATCAACTGACAAAATTTCACGATACCATGCGATTCTGCCACTTTGGGAGGCGGGGCAAGTCTTGCACCGTCCTGGATTGGCGAAGCTGGAAAAGCAAATGAGAAGCGTTCCTGGCGCAAAGCATGACGACTGCATTGATGCTCTTGAGTTGGCGGTCAGTTATTTCAAACGCAGGATGAAAAAAGCAGGACCGCAAGGCCGCCCGCTGAATTGACATTTTCTGTCATGTGACGTTTTTTGGCACTTGCACTTGCATTTTTTGTCACAATGTTTTACCTTAGAACTTATAGGGGTGAACTTGTGGCAATAGATCACAGTACGTCAACGCAGCAAGATGAGGTCATTCATGCGGCCATTGAGGAGACGCTTTATCCCTCGGTAGCAAAAGATGGCGTGTTGACATACCATGAGGATTACACAGCGTCTAAGGATCACCTCGAGCTTGTGCGGGATGCCTATAATTCCGATGGCGGTTTCCTGGACATCCCCAAAAAGCTGGCAGTGACAAGGACCGCAGACGGGACAAAAAAGGATTCGACGGGTTATCTCGATTATTTTTCAATTCGAGAAGATGAGGACCGATACGAACTCCGCAGGAAGCGAGCCTACTTTGTTTCGCTGATGCGAACGCTGGTCAGCATTCCCGTGACGTATATTACCACCACGGGGATTCACCGGAACTTTGAAGGGCTCCCGGAAGATCCACGAAAAACGGTTCGATCACTGTTCGGGAACTGGGATGAGTCGATTAAGTTTTTGATGACTCAGGCAATGCTTTATGGCGTGACGGTGGCGGGTATTGACCGGGCATCCAAGAAAAGCGAGACGAAAGCAGACGACAAGGCGAATCCCCCAAAACTACACATTCTCACCCCGCTGCAAATTCCAGATTGGGATATCACTGGTGATCGGTTCGACTGGCTGAAACACTACGAGCCGTCAAAGAATGGGCGCGGCAACCCGATGAAGCCACATGTGGCAATGGACAATGTTCGGATTTGGACTCCGGACACATGGGCACTTTACGCGCAAGAGAGAGACAAAAACAACAAGCTGATTTTTAGATTGATCGATTCAGGAAGAAACGGATATGGAGAAGTTCCTTTCAGGCCGCTATGGTCATCTCCGCCGGTCTCTGGATTGTACGGCTCGAAAGAATCGTGGCAGGTGGCAAAGGTCAACCGCAGGGCGTTCAATTTGACCTCGGAAACTGATGACCAACTTGTCGGCTGCTGGTGTAACATTTTGACAAAGCCGGAAATCGACGCTATCCCGACAGAGACCAACGCGGGACCGTCCACCGTTTTGGCCTATGACCCACAGCTTGGCGGAGCTCCGGCGTTTATCGCACCATCGCCGGAACCCATTGAGGTTGGATTCAAGGCGATGGATCGGCTGCAAGATTATTGCTATCAGATCATGCGACTCAGCGCGGCGAATCGAGGGAACAAACCAGCAACCGCCGTTCAACGTCTTTTCGAATCCGAGGAAACAAACAAAGTCGTCAGAGATTTGGCGCAACAAGCAGAAGCGTTTGAACGGCACTTGTTGAGATTATTTCTCAAAGTTTCAGGGCATGAAGGCGATTACGAAGATGTGATTGAATCATCCGATACGCTCCATTATCCCGAGAACTATAACCTGGAAATCCTCAATGATAACCGGGTCGATCGTCTCGGGAAATTGTTTCAAATCCCGTGGGTCTCAAAGCGATTCAGGTGCGAGCTTGAAAAACATGCAGCGACCACCACCATTCCGCTTAGCGAAGACGCAAGGGAAAAGGTGCTTAAAGAAGTGACGAAGGCTTACGAAAAGATGCCTGAAGAGCTGCCGAAGATTACACCCGAGGTTATGCAAAACCCGGAGATTTCCAAATCAATTACTGATCGGCTCGAAAAACCGATCACCGACAAAAATGCTATATCGAGTGACACTGGAGGGACCGAATAATGGCACTTGACCTACCGCCTAACCTGGCGAACAACGGGGCACCGGCGCCCGAGAAACAACCCGCCGAACAACAGGGACAAGACCTGACCGCAGAATTCCAGGCTCTCAAAGAGCAACAAGCAAAACAGGACGAACTCATCACCACGCTGAAAAACGAACTGACGGGCAAAGGCGAAATGCTCACACGGCGAACGGCAAAATCAAAGGAGTTTGATGGCTTTTTGGGTCGGCATGGATTCGACTCGATTGATGCGCTTGAAAAACACCTTGAAAGCCAGATGTCGGATGCTGAGAAGAAAAACCTTGAACAGATGCAATTGAAACAGCGTTTGGAGACAGCAGAATCCCAGCTTGGGGCTATTCAAAAAGAGCGTGAACAAAAACGATATAACGCGGAAATTTTCAGGGTTGTGGATGCAATCGGTCCCGTAGAGGATCGGCGGCAAGATACGTTTAATCAGGTTGCGCCGATGTTCCAGAAAGGCGAAGACGGCATAGCAACATGGATCGGGAAAGTCGAGATGAGCAAATTCATCACAGAATTCAAAGAGAGGAATTTGACTTGGCTTCCTGGGCAGGCACCGGCAGGCGGTGGAACGGATCTTGACAAAGCGGGCTTGGGTAAACCTCCCGTGATGCCGACCAAGGGCCGAGACGACATGACAGACCAAGAAAAGTCCGCCTATGTGGCAGCGCATGGGCTGGAGAAGTTCAAGGCGCTCCCACGATAAAGGGAGTTTGTTATGGCGGCAGGACTTGCCAGTGATTTCAAGCCCGATACCGAGCAAATTTGGGCGGGCTACACAGAAGTAATAGAACAACAGACGGACATTTTCAACCAATCTTCCAACGGTGCGATTGTTTTGGTTGACGAAGACCATGCAGGCGCATACGTCTACAAATCTTTCCTCCAGGCAGTTTCCGGGATTGTTGCCCGGCGTGACGTTACAAGCCTTTCGGCTGTGGCAGATACCGGCCTGACCATGGAAGAAGAGATCTTCGTCAAATTAAAAAGGAAGATCATTCCCTTGGGGCAAACGCTTGACGCATGGAAAAACATGAAACTTGACCCAAGCATGATGAGTTTTTTGATCGGCCAGCAAGTTGCCAAGGCGATCATGAAAGATTATGTGGACAGCGTTCTTCGGGCGGCTGGCCCCGCGTTGTACGCCAATCTTCCTTACGACCGGACGGCTGGAAGCATGCGGTCTGAGGATATCATCTCTGGAATGGCGTTGTTTGGCGATGCAGCCAGTAAGATCGCCTGCTGGGTGATGCACTCAACTCCGTATTTTGCCTTGGTTAAAGATCAGTACGCGGACGCAATCGCGAACGTGGCAGACGTGGCAATCTATAAGGGCACACCCGCGACGCTTGGGAAACCCGTCGTGGTTTGCGACTCTCCCGGATTGGTCAACGCATCTCCTACCCCGGATCAGTACTATACACTTGGCTTGGTCGAGGGTGCTTTGATTGTCCAGGAATCCGAGAAGAAAGACATCGTTTCGGAAATCGTCACTGGACTTGAAAACCTTGTGAACAGAATTCAAGGTGAGTACGCCTTCTCCATCGGCGTCAAGGGATTCCAGTATGACGTCGCCAACGGCGGAGCCAATCCGAACGACGCAGCCCTCATTACCGCGACCAACTGGGATTTGGTTTCGGCAGATGACAAATCAACGGCTGGATTTTGCATCCAGTCACAATAATCCCACTCCTCCCCTTGGGGGTCCTTCGGGGCCCCCGCATATCTTGAAAGAGGTGCGTAGATGCAACGACAATTGAAAAAGCGAATGAAAACCTTGGCGCTCCTGTACCTTGCCGCGCCATCGAAAAAAGAGCAAATTGATGAGATGTACGATCTCAACTTAATGGCCCAAGAGTACGCGAACAAAAAAGGGTGCTCGGCCACGTTTGCGCGAGCGGGTCACGCTTTTGAGCTTGAGAAGTACCCAAAAGGGAAACTTAAGCTGGTTATGATCGACCCGGCATTATCCAAGGATGATCAGGAGTACATTGAGGCGGAATGGAACGCCTTTGATAAGTCCGTAACCGTCGAAGTGTTGAAACCGAAACCCAAGCGAGTCGAAAGAAAAGGCTGACTAATGCAGACCACGATCACAACTAGAAGCAACTCCGAAGACTTTTGGAAGTTGAAAATCAAGCGCAACAAGGCGCTGTCTAAGAAGGCTGTTGCCAAAGTTGGGCGCAAGGTTGTGAAGTCGGTTAGGTCAGGGATGCTCGAAGGCGAAAAGCGAAAGGCAAAGCTGACGCCATCATACCGCGCAAGGCGCGTTCGGTATGGGCGGTTAAGAACGGCGGTTCGCGGGAAGTTTCTGCCAGCTAAGGCAGCGAGGCGAAAAAACCTAATCGCGATCTATCTTGTGACGGCCATGGGGTTCAAAAAAAGACCATTGCCAAACGCCTACTGGATTCGTTTTTTGATTTACGGAACCCCAGAGCGTAGGACAAAAAAGGGGTACAACCGGGGCAGGATTAAACCTCACCGGTTTTTGTGGGCACGAAGAACCCAGGCTTTTCGTCAAGGCGTTCTTGGGCCAGAGGTAGCAAAGGCGTTGAAACAGGCAACAAAAGAAGCGGCAGAAGGGGCAAAAATGAAGGTGATAAAATGATCAAGGCGAAACGGATGTTTGAATTGCCAAAAGCTGAAAAAGGGCAAAAGCAAAAGATCTCATTCAAGTCATTGTTCGAGTGCCGACAGAAATGGGAGATCAGCGGCGAGGTCGTGGAAATTTGCGTCGTGAAATTCAAGGCCAAAGAGATCCGATTCTTGACCCCGCAAACGAAAGTCTACACCCAAGACGAAAAAACGAAGGCGTGCAAGCCGGACGATGTTTTCGACTTTGAGGGACTGAAGTTCAAGGTTGCGGCTGTTTACGACCGGCAGAAACAAGTATCGGTGGCGCTCAGGATGGTGGTGTAAGATGGCCACGTATTCGGATATCATGGATTTCCAGGGGACCCGCTTTTCGGGGATTGAGGAAACTCATCACAAAGAGGCGGAAAGGTATATCAATGATATGCACATGTACCCCAACAACCTTGACCCGGATACGCATTGGGACTCCTACGTAATCCCGCCCTTGCTGAAAAGGATTGCACGGCTCAAGGCAAAAGAGCTTTACGCGCAAGACTCCAGCAAAGCGGAGGGCGACGACTGGAGCCAACAAGCGGAGTTTGCTCACCGGGAAATTAGGATCATTGAAAAGAAAGTGACCCGCAACCTGCTACACCAAACGGCAACCGAAAACACGAGTTACCCCGACAAAGGCGGAATGCCTGGGAGGCTGAATAGGTGTTGACATGACCACTTCAAGCGACATCATAGACGCAATCAAAACAACCATCCTCGCAGATGCGACGCTGAAGGCGTGGGTTCAAACCGTGCCTAAAGGATCGGGGAGGTTGCATATATTTGATGATCGCAGAGACCCAACTCCAGGCACAAACCAGAAACCCGCAGTGGTCATCGAGGAAGACCCCGCATGGGAATTTCTCGAACGGGAATTGAACACAAACGACCGACCGATTAAGCAGATTTTCGCTTTGGTGTGCTGGTTGCCGGAAAAACCAGACGAGGACATAGCGGGAACTTTTGCCAACCACATCATCCGAATCATCAACGCAAACGACACCCTTGGGGGAGTCATTTTTGACATCACCCCGAGCGGGTACTATGAGCGCGAAGGATCCGAGCCTTATGAGCAGCTTGTGATCGAGTGCGACACGCAGAGAGATCCATAAGGAGTTTGAACCATGACAACTTACAAGAGCAAAAATTGCGTGGTGCTCGTGAAAACCGAAGTCACGAAAGGCACCGATCCATCGCCGGGAACTGGGGACGCCGTATTTTGTACGGAAGTCTCATGGGATCTTGACGGCGACGATCTTCAAAACGAGGAAATGCACGAAGGAAGCCAGCGCAAAATAGGCGGCGGACTTGGCGGGCCGTTTGTGCCCGTGAACCTGACATGCTATCTCAAGGGATCCGGCCAGGCGGGGCCAGCGGTGCCACATTTTGACCCGTTGCTTTTGGCTTGTCGGATGTCTTATAGTTCGCTGGTGTATTCGCCTGATTGGGACGGTGATTCGAGCGTAACCATTTACCTCAATTGGGGCGGAAAGCGGTTCAAGTGTACCGGCTGGCAAGGGAACTGGAAGATCATCGGGAGTGTGAACCAGTATTGGAAAATCCAGTTCGAGGGCATGGGGCTTTATGTTGCGCCTGACGAATCCGCTGTTCCGGCTGTCACCGACGCCGAAGCTGATTTGATCCTTTGCAAAAATGCAGCATTTTCCCTTGGCGACATCTCAACGGCTTTAATGAGTGCAACGGAGTTCGAGCTTGACTACGGGAATAAGGTGGAACTCGCAACCAACGTTAACGCCACAAACGGAGTCGAAGAAGTGGTTCACCAGGACGAACGGGAACCGTCGATTTCATGCAACCCACGCATCCTGAGTACAGCCGATGGGGTGAACCTCTATGCTGATCGGGTGGCTGGCGATACCTACGCTTTCTCGATTGCGGCAGATGGTGGGGCGTTGAATACTTTCACCATTGCCGGGACTTGTGAACCCGTGACGATTCCCAGGGGCGAACGGGTTGGGAAGTTGGCGCACGAAGGGGCGACGTTCCGACCTGTCAGCAACACGACGGACGGAGATTTGACCATTACCATCTCATAACCTTGGAGGGAAAATGAGCATGAAAACACTGAACAAACTTTCTGGAGTTCCTCGGATTGTCGAGGTAGGGAAACACAAAGCGGAATTGACCCCGCTTCCTTACATTGAACTTCAGGCGCATCTAACCAACGCATCAATGAACGGGGACAGCTTCTTTGTTCTTGAGCAACCTAGAATCCTTTCCAAAGTTTTGACAAACCTGGAAGGGCCGGACGTTCCGAAGAACCTTCAGAAAGTTCCGATGGTTGTGGGCGGAAAACGTCGGATGGTGGTCCCAATCGAACACCTTGACGCTTGCCCGAAAGATATTCAGGATGACGTCTTTGTCGCGCTGGCAGAATTGCACGTATTCACGGAGTCTGAAAAAAAAAGCTGAGGCGGGTGATTGAAGTGCTCCATAATGATACTTTTTCGGAACGGCTGGCAATCGGGTGCCCCATGTGCCTTGAAGGTGGACACTACCGATTTAATGCTTGCCCGTATCCGGGGGAGATAGAATCGCTGGAGCCGAATGACCCCGCACAGCAACTTGCCGGAATGTGTATTGATCTTGACCCTTGCCCTGTGAAGGATGCGATTGACCCGATGAACCAAGCTGTGTTTGATTTCTTCGCGGACATCGAAACCTTGAACACCCTCCCGATTGAAGGCGGTCTGGGAAATCAGCCCGCAGCATTTATCGACGGATGGCGAACATATCGCCACGCGCAGAATGAATGCGAAAGCAAACGAACGAAACCAAAAGGAAACAGTGATGGGTGAAGAGATTATTCGCACTCGGATAGAGGCCAAAGACAACGCGACAGAGACGTACCGAAAACACGCGAAGCACGTCAAAAAGGGAATGAATAACGTCGAAAAGGCGGTGAACTCCACAAAGAAGGCGCTTAGTTCCTATGTGGGTGTCTTTGCCAGCATGGTAGGTGCTCAGCGGGTGTATGCCGGGGCCAAGGAAGCCTTGAAATATTATGAGCAACAAGAGCAGGCTTTGCGGCAACTGAAGTTTCAGATTACCGACGTTGGCAAAGAGGGCGAGGCGGCGTTTGGACTCCTGATAAAACAATCCCAACAAATGCAGGCTAAGGGTATTTTTGGCGATGAAATGAACCTTCAGGCGATGACGATGCTTTCCCAGTTTGGGGCAACGTCGCGAGAGATCCGAAAGGCAATCCCGGTGATAAACGACTTTGCGGCGGCTACCGGGCAAGACCTCCCGGCAGCAATGCAAAAAGTTTTGTCCGGCATGGCTGGCAGCACGCGAGGTTTGAAAGTCTACGGCCTTGAGATTGACGGGACAAAAGAGAAGTCTTTGCTTTTGCGAGACATTATCCAGCAATTGACGGATAAATTCCAGGGAAACGCGGCGATGTTGCGGGATACTGTTACCGGGCAACTACAAACGGCGGCGAATACTTACGGGGATCTCAAGGAAGAGATAGGCGAAGTCGTGGCGGCGTCGGGCGCGTTGAATGCCATTACATACGTTCTCAATGAAATGACCAGCGGGTATCAACAGCTTGCAGAGGAAGAGCGCGTAGCCCACGAAAGGTTTATGGAGTTGGCGGCTGGCCAAGCCGAAAATATGACGGTGCTGGAAAAGTTCGTCGCGTTGCATATCCGGTTAATTGACAAGATGGCCGAAAAAAACATCAAGCATGAAGCAGCGGCAGGGTTGATAAAATCAGAGACCGACAGAATTAAAGAACAAAATTTGGCACTCGCAGCAAACCTTCAGCTTGTCAGAGATCAGATTGCCGAAAAGGAAAAGGCAGCCCAAGACGCCTACGTGAAGGCACAGGGGCCAAGAAGCATGACGCGAGTCGAACCGATCACCGAAGGTATCATCGACCCAATCGCGGCAGCCGCCGAGAGGGACACCTACACAAGAAACGCCGAATTAGTTGACATCTCAATTATGAAGCGGCGGCTACACATCGACACGATCCAGGGCGAAATTTCGGCTATCCAGGGTTTGACGGCAGCCTACGAACCCTACATGGAAGAAATGCAGAAGGCGCACATCCAACAAACTGAACAGATAAACGCCGAAAACGAATTATCAGGCCAAAGAAATCAGGCAGTGCTGGCAGGATTCCAGGCGCAAATAGAAGCCGGATTCGGGGCAATGAAGGCCAACATGATGAGGGCAGGCGCTGAAGGGAAAGCTCTCGCCAAGATCTCAAAATGGGAAGCCATGTATTCGGTGGCAATGGCGGCTATGAGTTTCGCTTCTCAGAATTACGCAGCGGGCGCATCGTATCTGATCGCGGCGGGGCTGCATTGGCAGACCGCAAGCGCGGCGGGCGGAGGAGGAGGAAGTGCCGGAACCGGGATGAGTTCAAACCCGAAACATGACGACGCCCGGAATACAAGCTATAATCCCTATCAGTCAGGGACAAGCGGAGGCGACCAAAACATCACAGTGACGATTGATTGGGACCCAGGCAAATGGGATGAACACATGAGGAACCAAGCAAGCCAAGAGGTGTCAACCCAAATCTCAAGAGGCGGCGCGGTTCGGAATGCACTTGAACGGAACATGAGGGAGTTGTAAAATGGCATGGCCAAGCAGCGACAACACACCCACATCAGAAGCATATGGAGTTAAGTCTACCCCGGCATTTCTGGTCGAGCATTACGACGGAACACCAGGCGGAAGGGATAAAACCCCGAATTGTTGGAGAACGGCTTCTCAACAGTATGCTTATCGAACGGGTTCGCTGTGGACTACGCTTTGGGCTCATTGGCTTTCAAAAAATGTTCACACGTCTTTTACGCTCCCGATTTGGCAGGATGGCACGGCGCAAAACAAAACCGTCTATTATGATAGCGCCCCAATACTTGACCACCCGACGGCGCATCGTTGGAATGTGACTGTAACAGTCCGATGGTATGAGGCGCTCACATGATTACAGTCACTGGGTCAACCATGACCGAACTCACAAGCGGAACAGGCTATCTCAATTGGTGGGTTGATATCCTAACGACCAAGGCAACACCCGAGAAGTACACATTCAGAACCATCTATGATTCGGCTTGGGCGGATTCGTTTGAATTCGGAACCGTGACCGGGCTCAAGGGCGACGTCAACGGAAGCGGAACAGCGCACCTCAAAAAGCCGCCGGCATACTCAAAGACAATCGGGAAAGAGATGTCCAAGACGTCAATGGATATCATCATTGTCCGGGCGGAAATCGAAGGCGGGGACATTGCGGACTTTCTCGCGGCGATTGCAGCCGACGAACTCGAAGGTGCTGATATGGCGTTTGGATTTTACTCGCCTGTTTCTGCCGAAAAAGTGGTGATTGATACTGGGCGGTGCTACCAATCGAAATGGGATGATTTGATAATCTCAATTGAGTGTATCAATTCTGTCGAAATGCTCAAGACGAAACTCCCCACGATTGACATTAGCTTGGATCAATGGGAATGTATCGAGGATACCGAAGACAATCCAGATCCGGATCATCCCTTTCAGCAATTGACGGCGGCGGCTGGAACAGCGGAAGGACGATGGAGAAAGGGGCTCAAGAAAGACACATCTGATTTTGACTTCACGCACCCTTTCCCGAATGGGCTGGACGGTCAAAGTGGGTATTTGCCCAATAAGGGCATGGGTAGGGGAGGATAATCGTGGCGGTCCATAAATATAATCACGATGTTTATCCCCTGATCTTTGGGCATGATGTTGTCTCAGAGGGTGCATGGGGGATAGCTCAGGACAACGAGTTAAAAAACTTCGGCTTCATCGTTTCCGCCTGGGAGATTGAGGCGACGGAATTAATGCTTTTTGAGGGCCTGCTTGTCAATACAAACGACTGGAGCATGACTTCCTCAGATACGCTTGGGAGCATGGGCGGGTCTGAGCGTTATCCTGTTTTGTCCTACGTCATCATTGACGAGTTGAGCGCGTGGAAATCCTATGGTGATTTTCGGCGGAATACGGTGTTTTTCCGAAGTCACGGAATCAAACATTACAATTACGACGCATCGGGAAACGCGGTCACCTATGCCTATCGACACAAGGCTGTGGCCGGATCTCATGACCCGGTAACCAATCCGGTTTGGGTTGCTGTTTTCCTTTTGATGAACGAAGTCGGAATCCCACATTCCAAGATTGATTTTGCTTCTGCCAAAGCGTGGGCGGATTGGTGCGAGACTGCAGATGGAACCGCATCTGGGGATCATGGCTTTGATATCCGAGTGGCAATTCAGGAGCCAAAGGCGGCGGAGAAGCAGATTGACTACATTTTGAATTCTGCGGGGCTTCAAAAAACTTGGGTCAATGGGGCCTATGGATTCACGCGAGTGGTGAAATCCACAGACGCAGCCTTTGTAGACACCGGGAAAGTTTTCAACGACGCCAACATCATCGCGGGGACGTTCCAGGAAAAAAAGGACGATGAAGTAGACGTGCCTAACAAGTTCGTAGTCGAGTACATGCACGCAGGGGACAACAACGGACTGCCCTATCAATACACGCTAAAACAACCCTTGGAGTTTATGGACTTTCGCGCAAAGTGGGAGAAGAGCCAAGAAGAAACCATCGACATGTCGGCTGTTTACCACCCGGATGAGTTTGACCCCAAAGCGGCTACTGGCACAGTCGCAATTACCACGGGTTCGGCGGCTGTTACAGGAAGCGGAACAGCATTTGCCACGGAGTTGGTAGAAGGCGAAACGGTCGAGATTGACGGGAACCTTTACGAAGTATCGGTTATCACAGACGCGACTCATTTGACATTGAGCGAAAACGCATCAACCACGGACGGATCGGCAACGATTTACACGGGCGGGTCATTGATTGCACGCGAGGCGCTGTTCCAGGCAAGGCGTGAAATCCTTGGGCGGCGAACGTACACTTTCGAAACGGACGCGCTTTGGGCCTTACTTCTGGAACCAGACGATTATTTCTCGGTCTATCACAATTCCAATAATGTTGATTGGGGAACCGTTGGCACTCCGCTTGGGATGCACTTGGTTTCAAAAAAACTTAATGATGGAAAGGTAATCATCGAGTGCAAAAAGCACGATGACGCCTATTTCAATCCTCACGTCAACGCAGTTGTGAGATCAACCCAGGGCGTCTATGTTCACAACTCTACCGATTTTCCTACCTACCGGTTCAAGGCAAACGCGGCATGGACCACCGGAACCACGATCACGCTCAAGGCGATTTCTGGCGATCTTGACGGGCGGAGTCTTGTCCCTGGAATGCAAATCGTGAGATACACGACGGGGGCAACACCCAGCACGGAGGTTCACCAAGCAACTCCGACAAGCTGGGAGTGGATTGGGCAGATTGATTCAGTGAGTCTCACAGCAACCGTCGCAACGATCACCCTCACAGCCGGGGCAAACGATTCGGCAGCCCTGAATGATTACGTTCAAATCCAACCCTACATCACCTCTGGAAACGCTGGCAAGCATGGGCTTGGAAGTGAGTGGCTGACAAATATCATATTGTATTATCCCAACTGGGTCAGCTTTGGAGATCCGCTTGTGGAATGGCTCACCGATGACTATGGGGCGGCGGAAGACTGGCAGGCGTTTGCAGGCACGTTGAAATATGTGGACGATGACACCACGCGATATTTTGGCGGTGGTGGGTATGTCCCGATTCCATTTAACGAATCTGGATACAAGATCAACGGACGGTCTGGGTATGGCGGAACCACAGTTTTCCCGCTATCTCTGAGATTTACCAAAAGGAACTCACATGGGCACGGGGATTCAGACGAGCCGTACATTTACGGATTCCCCCAGTCGCTTGTGGTTTACAAATCCCTAACGGCATTGATCGGTTTTATTGCCCAAAGTGGGATTGTTGGATGTGACTGGACGGAGACTTTCGGCGTCACTTTATTGACGGACTACGCTCAGGACACCCACGCAGGAGTCAAAACGGTCGAGATTCGCTACAATACCTATGCCGCCGGGGCGATCACATCCGGGAACTTTGGATCTGGCACTCTGCTTTATGAGGGGCCTCCGTTTCGATCAAAAACCATTCCGGACATAACCGGAATTGATCTTCGGGCTGTCACCAACTCAAACCCACAGATTTACGTTGGCCTCAAATGCCGGAATGAAACGGGCGAATTCATGGATAATGGGGCCACGGACATTTCGACTGTCTCGCTGGCTCGGGTTTCTCGAATGTGGAAAAACTATTCAGGCACGATCAATGAGTACAACTCGGGCGGGGATGACTACCGGGGCGCTGGCGTCGTGATGTGTACCAATTCTTGGAATAATTATGCACCAAACTGGACAAGCACCGCCGATAAATGGGCCGGTGGATTATATGTTTTCGCACCACACCGGCCGAATGCAGCGGCAAGCCCGAACAACTGGAGGCGTGAAGGGATTTCTGGTGGGTTCTTCGTAAGAAACGGGCCGACGTTTGCCGTGGAATGCTCGGGTGATACTAAAATTGCGTACCACAATTGGGGCGGCATTTCTTCAACCAACTACTATTCGGAAGCTGGAACACTTTTTTATTCCCATTATGATGACCCTACAAAACGTGGCGAGATGGTCATAGGATTGGGCAAGGGAGTTGGGAGAACATTCGCCTATACAGCCATACAGCCGATTCCAGGTGGAGCCTATGGAATTAGTCCGGCGCAAGTGGCAGAAACTGCCTTCATTAACGCATCACGCGAAAAGGCGGCGGCGATATGGGTCAGAGATTCACAAACGTATGGAGCAGTTGGAAGCTCGGTCAATGTGATGATCAACGGCCTCTATGCTCACGGTTTAGTGATTGGTGGAATCGACATTTCGGCTGGATGGAATGCTCCAAACTTTGATTTTACCTTGAACAACCGGCACAACAGAAAGTTTTTCTGCCTAGATGGGGACGTTTTTAGCTCATCAACTATTGGGCTAGCTCCGTATCTTGTGAGCATCAACGACTCCGTTAATACCCAATGGCTGCACTCCTATGCATTTATCGATGGCAAAAACGGGTATCTTTGTCTTTTCAACCCTTACTACAACGGCGCAACTATGGAGGGCGTCAATAATACGGGTAGACACTACCTCGTTACATTATGCCACACATACCAGTCTACAAGCGGCGTTACCGGAATGAAAATCAATTGGAGTCCGTCCACGTCGTACAATTTGGCTCCAATGCAAACATCCGCCACCGGGCCAGGTGTTGGAACGGACGCATCAACACACGCGCCATGGTTCGTTCAATCGGATTATTCCACTCCACAATATCGATTGTGGATAAGAGTTAGAACCGGCGCAGCTACCTACGCGTGGAAATACGTAACATTGACCTAATTGGAGGGAAACAATGGACCCAGAAATGATAATGCAACGATGCTTTGGAGGATTCCGAAACTTAGTTGAACAGCTCGAGTCTAAGGGTAGTCTAAACCGGATTGAGCTTGAATGGGCAATTATCAACCTTGAACAAATGGCCCAAGGGATAAAATCAGAATTGACGCCACCTGTAATGGAGGGCCCACCAAATGACAGTTAAGTTTTCAGATTACGGGTGCGGGATTCGCGCCAAAATCGCGACTCCATTGGATGAAGACGATTTAAACATTGGCCCATCTTTTGTCCCATCTGGGGGGCTCAATCTTGTGCGGCCCGTGGAATTTTCAGTCAAACTTTCACCGCGATATGACGCCGGAGATTGGGATACCAACGCTACATCCGATAACCAACTGTTTGACGTAAAAATCGACATGATATGCAGCCTTGGCCAGTATTCCGGCGCGAGCGATGAAGATGAGGATTTTGGAGCGGGCGGACCTGGGTACTATACATTCAGGCTCGATGATATTCCTTTAACGAATTTTGATGTTGACTGCTCAGCGTGGACCACAGAGAACCTAATTGAAAAAATCTTGACTTATGCCATCAAGCAGCTTGACAACGACGACATCCCAGGGGCGGACCCCGGCGAAAGCCGAACTGAGAGTAGTTATAGTTACGATGAGACGCCTGCACCATAGGAGGGAGCGATGCGGAAACCCATACTGATTTTGGCGGCCTGGATTGGCCTGTTTTGTGGTGCGATCACGCGAGACTATCCGCTGACCGTTTACACCGACGAAAGCCCGCTGGCCATTGCGTTGACGGTGCTGGAGGGGGATACACCCACGGTGACGGTGACACTCTACGACAGTCAAAGTGGGACGCCTTCGGTGGAAGACCTGACCGGGTATTCTGCCACTATGAGTTTTTCCAATTCAGACGGGGGGCAAACGGTCACCGGGACCATCGCAGATCCAGCGACCGGGGTTATCGTTTTTACATTTGACACGACGGACACGGGGACGATTGGAACCTATGCGGCTTCGGCTGTCATTACAGCCACGGGGTCAACGCTCACGCTCGCCCGTGGATCGCTGGAAGTCAAAGACCAAGTAAGTGTTACAAACTCAAACACACTCGGATCATTGTACGTCTACGATCGCGACAGTACGACGTGGGAAGAGATCGAGGCAATCACGCACGCAGACGGGACCATGATGGTTTCTGACGGGGCAACGTGGACTGGGGAAACCCCGTCTGAAGTCCGGACTAGCCTGTCTTTAGTTCCCGGCACAAACGTCCAAGCATGGGATGATGACCTGGATGATATTGCGGGGCTCACGCCAACAGATTCAAACATCATTGTTGGAGATGGAACCGACTGGGTGGCAGAGTCTGGAGCTACGGCGCGGACTAGCCTTGGCCTTGCCATAGGGACGAGCGTTGTAGCGTGGGACGATGATCTTGACGACATCGCCGCGCTGACTCCAACCGATAGTTATTTTCAGGTAGGCGACGGGACGGACTGGACAACTGAGACCGGGGCGACGGTACGAACTTCTCTTGGTTTGACAATTGGTTCAGACGTTCAAGCGTATGACGCCGACCTTGGGACAATCGCTGACTTGTCTCCCGTAGACAATGGCGTGATGATCGGCAATGCTACCCCAGCCTGGAGCGTGGAAAGTGGCGCAACGCTTCGAGGTTCAATCGGCTTGACGGTTGGATCAGATGTGCAAGCATATGACGCCTTTTTGGCCAGCATTGCCGCATTGGGCACAGCCGCCGACAAAATGATTTATACCACGGCGCTCGACACAGCGGCGGAAGCTGATCTCACAGCGTTCGCCCGCACGATCCTGGATGATGCCGATGCGGGGACGGTGCGTGCAACGATTGGAACGGCGATAGGATCGGACGTTGAGGCGTGGCTGAGCAACCCGGCAAGCGACGGGTATTTCCTCAGCTCCACGGCGGCGGGCGTCCGGTCGTGGTTTGACCCGTCTGTGTTTTTCCTGCTCGACGGTACAAGAGATATAACCGGCGCGACAACGATTGACATTTCGAGCGACATCATCCCGCTCAAAATCGAACTCGACGCCTCGCAAACAGCAGACGCTTTTTCAATTACTGAATCAGACGGTTCCACCGAAGTTTTTGCAGTCGAAGCAGACGGTGGTATCTCACAGACTGGCTCGCTGATTATACCTGTTCCGAGTGGAGCCGATAGCCTTGGTATTGGGCATCTTGTTGACGTGTCTAAAGTCGCTGTGACGGCAGTAGGTTCGGGAGCGTTGAGATCAAATACTGGGGATTATTGCAATGGGGTTGGACATAATTGTTTGAGTAACAATTCAGGTGCTCGCTGTAACGGCTTTGGATATCACACGTTATACGGAAATACGGGAAATTTTTGTTTCGGTGGCGGGCATAATACGATGTATGGAAATTCTGGGAATTATGCAATAGGTATTGGCTATAGTACGCTACATTCAAACACGTTCGATTACGTAATTGGACTTGGGGGTGGCGTTACTGCTACAGCCGCAAACCAATTCGTCGTTGGGTCAAACACAGCACCCATCACCGCCGCCTACATAGGCGAGGGAGTCACAAGCCCAACGCCGCAGGATTTC